CTTCATCTAATATTTCAGGTATTTGATAGTCACCTGAAGATGCAGGTCTATTAGCATAAGCTTCTGTTTCAAGTTCTTGTAAAACTTCATTCTTAACATCTTCTCTTTTTTTGCCCACAAAAGATTCAAGCTCAGTAAAAGATTTATGATACTCTTCTTCTGTCTTAAACTTTTCAGGTAACCAGTCAGGTCTTGTTGGTTCAGCTACAGACTCAGTAGATGTGGGAGGCACACTCACTTCTGTTGGGGTGTCTGTAGCCGATTCTGTTGATTCTATTGGAGTTGCTTGTTCTTCACTCATTTACTTATCCTCTTTGAATGTTGAATTCTTTTAACTAACAATGCCACTAAATATCGTTGTCCTTCCAAATGCCTTAACTCAGCATCAGATATATTAGGACCACTAACTGCATCAGTAGTAATTGACTTTAAATACTGCATCATCTCCATTCCATTTGGAGTTCTAAATACAGATTCTATGACTTTAGAAATTTGTTCGTCTTGTTGTTTGGGTCTAGGATATCCGTCAACCCCCAAGTGTTGCGGCATTAGGTAGTTCTCCTTGTTGTTGCATTTGTTGCATTTGCTGTGCCATTTGTAGTAACTGCTGTCTTTCATCTGCATCTCTAATTAAATTATCAGGCACACCAAATTTCTTTGCTAAGTAAAGTGCAGTTTCTTCTGAAGAGATGAGAATATTTAATATCTCAGGACCGAATGATCCTGCCACAGTTTGTAGAAAACGATTAAGTGAAACAATATCTTGATTGCTTTGAGCTTGTGCAAGGGGAGACACACTCCTAATCTTTACTTCTCTACCATTAACTGTAGGCATTTCTATTCGACCCTGCTTCTGTAATATGTAGATTACCCTTTGTAATAATGGCTGAACCATCTCAGATTGCAGTCTACCAAATGCCGATCCTATCTTTCTTGATAGGTCAGCCATACGTTCTGCAACCTCTGTAGCTGATGCAGGTGTCTTATTGGGATCACCTAACATATCATTATACAAGGCTCTCTTTATATTATTCCTCATGTCATTTAAAATTAAATTGGCAACATCAAAAGAACCTGCCGCTCTTATTGGTTGCAATCCTTGTGAGTTTGGTGCTTTTGGAATGACAGTTCCAGGGACTAAGTTTATTGTGTCAACATTTATAACACCATCATCATCGATCTGATAGATTCCTGATATAGCCATTTGTGCATTTTCAAGAATCATTTCTATTGTTAGATTACAAGTTTTAATTGCACTAAGAGCATTTAATGCAGGTCCTCTACCATATATCTCACCACTTGCCTTGCTCCATCTAAAGGCTATAAATGGATTTGATCCAACACCTTTATAGATTTCAGACATAATCATTTGTTTATCTGTCACATCTATAACATAGTATCCATATTTTTCTTCATTAGGGTCATCATATAATCTACATGACACTTCTAAGATTTTAGATTTACCTTCACCATTTTTACTAATTCTTTCTAGCATTTGAGGTGTAAATACACCATTAGGATAAGCTACTGGTATATCTTCATTTTTAATTTGTCTTTCTCTGTATACATGATCTATCTTGCCATCAGGACCTGCATCTAATACAACATGAGGTAAAGGAATAGATTGAAATCTTATTGGATTAACTGCATCACCTTCCATAATACAAAGTACAGCAGTGCCAAGAGCAAGGTCTATAAAGCATTCATGTATTTCTTGAGCAAAGTTTGAGGTCTGCAATACTTCAAATACATAGTCTGTAACTTCATCTAAAGCATTATTAATATCATCTTTCTCTTCTTCAGGAACTTCTTGACCAGTAACAAAGTCTGCCCATCTTGCAAAGTTTGGTGTCAATCCAGACTGAAGTCTTGATGCAAACTCTTGAATACCAACAACTGCTGTTTCATCAAAGATTCTATCATCTCTTCTTTCGCCTATAGTAACAGTCTTAAAACCTTGACGTTGTGGCAAACAAAAATCAAAGATTTCATCATACACATCTTCAAAATGTAACCTATGAGTCTTTGCTTTCTCAAAGTTTTGAAGTAAATTTTCTACAGTTTTTTCGTGCATCAGTTATCGTATTCGTTGTAGAAACCTATGCCACCACCTGAGCCTCGTAGCAATGATCGTCTACCACTACCCTTTCTCTTGCGAGTTATATTTTCTTCAAGCACATCTTGCCTTGCATCTTTTCTCTTTTCTGTTTCAATTTCTTGTTGTGCTTCTCTTTCCATCGCAGCTTCCTTTTCTTCAACTGTAGGAGGTGGAGGACTTGAACTTCTAGGTAAACACATTAGGCTCTCCTTACATTCTTGACCATAAGCCTGCTCGTCTTTTCTGTTTAGGTCTGCGATTAAAGACATCATACTCTACTCTAGCATTAAAAGTTTCAATCTTTTTATTCATGCCTAGTACCTGCCTTCCCTCACCTGCACCCAACATTAAATACTGCATAGCATCATGGATATGTGAGTATCTATCTTTGAGAGGTTTATCTTCATATCGCTCTCCTGATACCTGAAGTCTGCGATATTGATAACCCCCCTCAAATCCTTTTACCAATTCTTTGCACCTAAAGTCAATTAAAATTCCTGATAACCCATCAACCATACGATTTAATACAGACGATACAGACTCAATTCTTAAAGCAACATCATTACTTTGTGTGGGTCTTGCAGTTAATCCTGCACCTCTTAATATCTGAAAAGGTGTTGATTCATCAGTCTGAGATCTAAAGTCACCTGCTGGGTCACCATATATATGTACTTCACAGTTGGCATATCTTGTTGCTATTTCAGCACGTAACAGTTCTGCAAACCTAACAACTCCCATATCAAATGCTACAATCTCTTGTAGTATAAGCCATCTGCCACGAACCTTTTGCCCAAAAACAGCAGCAGGTGTAAGACCAAAGCCTAGTCCTATATACAGTGGCACACCATCAGCTACTGGTATTTCTTCTTTGGCAACATGGGTTTCATGTACAAACATATTGTAAACTGGTTTACCATCTTGGATACTACCAAGTCTATTCATTACATAGACATCTATCCAAGACTTTGTTTTACCTTGAACCAAGTTAGGATAATATGATTCTAAAATATTATTTCTATTCTCTGCTTTGTCATTTGGCTTGTATGCAATAACAGCACCATCATCATCTTTCTCTTCTATCATTCCACTAGGCTGTGTAAAGAACTGCCAGTTATCAGGCTTTACTAACATACGACTTTCTTCCAATGAAATATGATCAGGTACTGGTACTTCACCTGACATAATCGACCACCAGTGATCTTCTTCAGGACTGTTAGTATCACAGATAACACCACTCCAAGTAGCACCACCATCTTTGACACTAGGATATCTGCCAACCCTCATGGTGCAAGCATCAATAATAGACTTAGGTATTTCCCTAGCTTCGTTAACCCATACCCCAGTAAGTTCTAACGATAATAATTTTTTTACATCTTCAGGTCTATCAAGTGCAAGGAAGATAACTTCCATCTCAAGATCACCTGCTGCTATGTTATGAGTATATGGCACAGACCAAGCAAACTTTCCCCAATCTTCTTCAGGAAACCAATCAAGCCAAGTCTTAATAGTTGTTGTTCTAAGTTGTGGGTTAGTGTTTCTGATGATTGCCCATCTGCTTTTTCTCTTACCTGACTTATCAGGTTCTTACATCAAGGCTCTTCTAAAAATTTCTATACTACAAGCAACGGACTTGCCACTACCAACTGGACCTCTAATGCCACGAAAAAATGTATTATCTTTCATAAAAGCCTTTAAGACTTCGCCATCAGGTTTGTATTTAAATTGTATCAATTTTAGTATTAACTCCAACTCTCAACAAAGAGTCAACTGTCTCAGGACCTATAACAGATATAACTTTATCTGCTTCTCTATCAGTGCAAAATTGTTCAGGATGATACTTCAGGTGTACCCTCTTTACAACTTCACGGAGTATTCTTCTCTCTTCAGGCTTTAGTGTGTGCAGAAACATTAGAAAGGAATCTCAGCTTCATCAGATTTTATTTGCTTAATATAATTTTTGTAAGCATCAATTACTAAATGTTTTCTTTGTGGATCTTTTATAAATTCATCAAACTCTCTTGATGTTAATATATCAGACATGTATGCTTTAAAACCAGTGTCTTGATTTGCAGCAACCAAAACATTTTTTTGTTTATTAACAATTTTTTTTGCACCTGCTGATTTTTTCTTAGGTATACTCATTGTGTCATCCTATGAATAAGATCTATATTTTTTCGTTTTTGCAGCAATCTTTTTGGGTTGTTTAGATACTTGTTTACCTGCTCTAATTGCTTTTCGTTTAAGAGCCGTACTCTTGGAGTATTCACTGGAAGATAAAGCTTTAATTGCTTTCTCAGGTAAATAACGTTCACCAGTTGCTTCTTTCCCTTGTGTACTAGGTTTACCTGATTTCGTTCTCCACTTCTGTCTAGTCCAAGCACGTAAAGATCTCTGTGACTTTGCTAATGCCATTACTTACCAACTTTTTTCTGTGCTTTCTTATGACTAGCTGTAAACGACATACCTGCCATCATGTCCTTTCGCATACTTGCCATATGCTTGGCACTATGATGTTTGCTATGTTTCTTAAGAGCTTCTTTCTGTCTAGTAGTAAGAGCCTTCTTCATCTATACCCTCCACCTTTTGCTTTATATTGTTTAGCCAACATCTGTGCTTTTCTTGCAGACCATTGACCTGCTTTGCCACCTTTAGTTCCTGCTTTTATCCGTTGGTATAAAGTCTTTCTCATTGTGGACTTAGC